TGTCCTGGGAATCCAGAAGATGTAATATAATAATCATTGTCATCTTCAAAAATTGCAGCGATTTCGGCATTTAAAGTTGGAAGACCAGAAACTTTAGAATTAGATAGTTTCCATCTCAAATTGTTTTGGAAATCAACAATCTTAGGGTCTGTAGTTACAAAACCAGGATTTGAGATTTCTAATTTTTCACCAGCAACTGCATATGGGTGTCCATCTTTTACACCTGCAGAATACAAAACACCAAGAATTAAAATAGAACTCCCATCTACAGTGACTTCTGCAGCATCGTAGACAAGACTACCTGCAACATAAGTAGCACTTCCAGATCTTGTCTTGATTTTGAATTGGTTAACATTTTTTTCTTCAAAAGTGAAAATTTCATTCGCAATGTAAAACTTACCAGTCTCTTCCCAACCTACAGTAGAAAATACATTTACAATATCACCACTATTAAAATCTTCAGTCAGTTTTGTTTTAGAAGATGTTATGAATGTACCGTTAACAGTTTCTTCTGCAAGAATCAACTCATAAAGATCAATTCCATTATAGATGCCAGAATATAAAACATTATCAACTACTGCAGAAGCATAGTTGCCTTGTACATTCTGAATAATTTTTTTACCAACAAACGATTCTGGGTTGCCAGATAAAACACTGACTTTTAATGAATAGTTGTTTACCCAGGTAGATTCTGATGATTTAAGAGTATGTTCTCTTGGATATGATATTGTTGGAACAAAAGGATCAGGAATTAGGCAGTTAAACAAAAACTGAATAGATTTTGCTGTTCCTTTCGATCTGTAGAACTCAGAAATATTCTTAATTAAAGTTCTCTGGTCTACACCTTCATTTAAATATGCAACTGGAAAATCTGGCAAATACTGTGCCTCAAAACTTTTTACCAGTGCAAATAGGAATAAATTGCTAATGTTTAGAACAGAAGAACCATTTACATGGTCTGCTGCTTGAGTAGTAACAAAAGTAGATTCAGAATACAAATCTCCTAGAGTTGTGTTACCACTAACACCTCTACTGACTTCTAGGAATTGTGTATCTGTTCTAGATTTGTAAAAACAGATCTCATCATTGATCTGAATGTAACCAGACTCTGGAAATGGAGTTGCATCAACTACAGTAATAGTAGTGTCTGTGTCTTGTGCAAATTCTGCTAGATGTGTTTCTTGACGTAAAATATTGCTCTCGTAAAAATCAATATTACGATATACAGCAAGATTGTTTGCAACATCAATAGGTTGACCTTGCAATTCAAGTTGCTCATAATATTTTTGTATGAACTTACTAAAAAGTTCATACTCATCGCTAATAAAAGCTGGAAGCTGACTCTCAACTAGAAGAGAGATTTTGTTAGCAGTCTTAGGCATCTACTACTCTTTATATGCGACGAATTTACTCTTAGCTACATCGACATCAAGATATGCTTCTCTCAAAACAGAAACATCATTTGACGCTGGTTTAACTCGCAACTCAATGCGATTATCGGAAAAACTTCCTTGAATAATAGTCAAATCATATAGTCTGATTTCACCTTTTTCATAGTCAACATCACCAAGAGAATCATTCAAGACAACTTTTTCACCAGTCAGTGCATCTAGTCTATATAGGACAATTTTGCCATCCCTATCTTCCAAATATGTAGTGTAGGTGGGATATTCTAGGGTTATAAATCCGCTAGAAGATACAACTGGTGTATCGCAATCAACCTTGAATCCATTCTGATAACAGATCTCATAATAAGTTGTAGAATTCAACTGAGCATAAAAATCTTTTCTGAGTGTAATAGAAGTTAGGTTAGATTTGATTGCCTTGTCTGCATCATCAATTACACTAGTAAATTTAGAATATCTGAACTTACCATTAAACTTTTCTACTCCAGAAGTTTTCAAATACTCAGTAAGTGCATTGGATACTTTAGATGCAACTCCAGTTGCAAGTAAATTTGTTGCTTTTGTGTCGTAATAGATCTTAGAATCAAGTTCAACATAAAGAATAGATGGATCAACCAAAACAGGTCTAACAGATCCAACACTATATTCTTTCAATGCGCTTTCAATTTCCCTTTTTGTAAAAGCAGAAAGGAATGATGCATCAGATGGTTTAATTGCTAAGAAAACTTTGCCATAAGATGGAGGAACCTGATCCTCTCCACCAAACACAATGATGTCACTGATAGCAGGATAAACATTTCTAGCAATAACTTCATAGTCGCTACCAGTCACTGCTCTGTTCTGAGAAGCAAAATACTTTGGTGCAAGATACTTAATTTTTTCTACACCCTCGATTTCTTCACCACCAGAAGACTTTGATACAGTCTTGAGACCACTTACAAGAAACTGAACACTAATTGGTCCTACATTATCAAATAAAACACCACTGAACTGAAAAGACTTTGCACCATTAGCATCTGGTCCATTTGTCTTTACATAGTCCATCTCAACAACTTCATCATCTTCTAGTCGGCGTCCTAGAGTTCCATCACCAAAGATGACTTCATAACGCTCGTCTTCAATTTCATTGACAAAATAAACTGCACTTGCTCCTGTTGTAGATGGATCCATAATATTATCAATGCGTCTAAATTCTTCACTGATAGAAGAATTTGCAGATTGATAGACTCTAATAACTAAAGTGTTTAGGTCAACATTTGGATTATCAATAATAAATCTTTGTTTCTTGAGAGATGCATCAACTGTAGTTCTAGTTGTAACTAATGTTCCCTCAGTAAGTTTAATATTTTTAAATGTTGCAACATTATCAGCAACTTCAGATCTAGTATCTTCAGTAACAACATACTGATAAACACTGTCGTCGTAATTTGTAATAAATCCAGATCCTTTCTTTAGCGTCACAAAAGGAGGTGGATTTGATACAAATGAAATATTAAAGTCAACAACTGCAGTCGATGCAGTAATAGACTTGGGGGTGTAACCTAATTGCTTCGCCAGTGCCACCACATTGTCCCTCAAGGTGGCAGAATCAATGAACAGTTCATTGACCACCATATTGGTGTTAAATGCCGTATAGTAGGTGTTATACGCAAGTACATCTAAAAGTTGACTTAATGCCGAACCTTCAAAATCATAGTCAGTGAAATCTGACTGCGCTCTCATGTACTCTTTGAGGGCAGTCTTTATTTCATTGAACTCTAAGTTACTAATCTGAGTATATGGCATTATCGTGTACGCTCTAGGAAGAACCCTACTGTTACAGGTGAAAATTGAGTTCCGATTATTGTAAATGTCATCTCCACATCATACCCATTAGAATCAAAATTCTCGAAACTATACAAAGATACAATTTGAATCCTAGGTTCGAACCTAGTAATTGTGTCTCTAATTGAAGAGGTAATCATTGCAGATGTTGCAGAATCTAATGGTTCAAATAAAAAAGAGCGTAATCCAGACCCATAATTAGGTCTGAATGGACGCTCTCCTCTATCTGTTAGTAGTAGAGATACAATTGCTTGTTTAATAGCAGCTTCATCCTTAGTGACAACTACATCGTCAGTCACAGGATGTTTTTTAAACCCAAGATTCAAATCCTTAAAGGATTGTGTCAGAGTTTTTGCCACAACATAAGTAGGAGATTACTACTTATTTATAGTCACTCGTGCCATCTCTCTACAAAATCATCAAACCCGCCAGCACCGCCACAGGGGCGTTCTAGGCGGTCTTCGGGTAATGGGTATAGTTCCTCTTTCTTTTTGGTGCGGCGGCGCCTTGCTGCCTGATTTAGATACCGATCGGCATCTGTTTCTGTAATTAATGTCATTCCCTCATCGAGAAATTCTTGTCCTTTATCTACTGGTGAGTTGCCCATCGATTTTCCTTTATACAGAATACTTCGGAGATTTCGGCGTTCCGCGCCTCAGAATTATTTAACCCTTACCCTGACCTCTGTAACGCTTGCGTGCCTTGTTGCGTGAGGTCGCAGCATACAGGGTATGTTGTCCTTGACCTTGACGAGTCTTCTTTGGTTTAGACTCAATAACCTTCTTACCAGAAAGACCAACTTTTGCTCGTGCCATAGTTATGTTTTAGAACCAATAATGATTGTAGGATATATAGTTGCTCCTGTCAAGGGTCTAGGATTGGGTTCGCCCTCTACGGCGCGAATCGCATCACCACTGACAGGAACTAGTATACCCTCAAAGTATACACCCCTTAACTCTGAATTGACAACCCCTTCGACTCCTAATCTAACCAAAGGTGGGGGTGGACCAATCCTGCCCCATACGCCTGGTGCTGGAACAGGAGGACTGCTAGGGTCTACAATATCGATTGGGAGACCTTCAGGACTCTCCTCGGTGGCACCTGTGCGTATTGTGAGCAAAGGTTTAGGATAATTCGTAGGACCTTGGATGGGCAATCCTGGCCATACCAAATCGGGTTCTTCTGGATCTTGGACAGACAAAGAGTCGATTGCACTGCCATTCACAATACCACCTGGAAAGATTGGAAGGTCTGGCATTAGTTTACATACTTACCCATAATATGTAGTTTCTGATGCAACTGGTCCAGGGCCTCAGAGAGTGTCAGGTAACTCTGGGAGCGGGGGGGTTTGTACATCAATTGGGGGTGTTCTAAAGCTGTCACCTTCTTCTCCAAGTTCTCCAATCTCTCTGACAATTGTTGGAGTAACTCGCTGCACTGTTGCATCGTCAATTGGTTTTCTTGAGTCATCATCTATACCTGTAAATCTTTTAGCGGCAGCATCTTCAAATTGTTCGCAGAATTCATCAAAGTTGTTTAGAATCTGGTCGTAAAAATTTGGATCGTACTGTGTTGACATAATTATAGTCCCATCATTTTACCAAAGGTTGTGTGTTTTCCTCGCCCTGGAAGGTCGTTCAGTGGATCGTTTGCAGAGTCCTTGCTGAACCGCAGATCCATTTCCAGTTCCTGGAATTTTCTTTCAAGGGCGTCGATACGCTCGTTGATCTTTCGAAGGGCGTATGAAATTTCGGAATCCATAATAAACTTTTTGTGGAGATTTTTTCTGGGCGAATTTTTTTATTTTCGACCTTTTCAGAAATATTTATCGGTCGTCTGGATACTTTTGTAGGTTAGGAAGGACCCAAACTTTTCGCTTGGCGCCCCTAGGTATAACAAAAGGGGGCAAATTAACTGCCCCCTGTGTATACTAACTCGTCACGCACAAACTGTCAACTGCTTTGCAATCTGCTTGCCCACAAAGTCACGAACTTGATATGGGATTGTTATTTGTTTTGTGAGTGATTCGTGGCGATAGATCATATGCTTAGCGCCTTGCCTATGCATAATCCAACCCTGTGCTTTTGCGAGTTTGGTGAGTTGCTTACTAGTCATGATGTAGGTGTAGAGAATGTGGTCAGATGATGGGCAGACGGTCTATCGCTTCCTGTGCAAAGGTTTCAGCAAACACGCCAGCAATGAGGGCAGCAGAGTGACCCTTACCTGTGAGGGGGTTGCTGCTCACCCATACATGCTCACGGGTGCTGATGTCAGAGGCGAGGCGGAAGCAGGTGGGGTTGCGCTTGTGCATGGTGTGCTGTGTTGTTGTTGGTAGTCTACAGGGTCAGCGGCGGATCATGTCGCCTACAGTGTACAGTGCCTCTGCTGTCACAAGGCGCACGGGTCGGATCGGTTCCCACAGCAACCACAGCAACCCAGCAGCAACGATCAGTTTAAACATGGTCTGTCTGTGGTAGGATGCAGAGCGGGACTTAGTGAGGGATCGGATCACAGGTCTGCCATCATGTCGTTCATCTCATCAGCGTCGATCGCTACGCTATCCCATGCCACACCGTCACCAGTCTTGACGAGGTGGCGACCAATCATGCCGTCAGTCATGCAGCGCACGAACTTCTCCCAGGGGGTCTCATCGTCGCCACAGAACTCTACACATGCCTTGGCGGTGTTGTAGAGGAATTCATCGTTGCCAATCCAGAGGGCAGCATTCCAGGTTTCGTAGGTTGCCCAACCGTTGTAGGTGCTGAGGGTGCTGGTCATGTCGTTGTGTTTGTTTGTTGTGTGTATCCTAGTCGGTCTGCCGCTCAATGGCGGTCGCTGATGTGCCAGGTTGTGGATTGGCACTCAGGGGCAACGCGACCCTCACGGACTGCCTTGCGATATGCTGCCTCACGGGCGAGTTGCTGCATGTAGGATGCCATGGCACCCTGTACAGCGGGGTCGTTGGCAGCGGTGGCGTTGAGCAGAAATGCTCCGTTGTGTGCTTTGATCATGCTCTTAGTATAGGGCATCTGGTGGGCAGTGGGGAGAATGGTGGACAGTGCCTCAGGCGACCACTTCCAACCAGCGGGTCGCTGCTACAGTGCCCACACGCCACACGATCATGGGGGCGCCACCCTCATCAGCAGACCAGTCAAAGGCAAGATCTCGGGCATGGTCCAGATCGGTTGCCCACTCGCAACCATGCTCATCGAAGTTGGCGAATGCCTTGGGTTGAACAGCGAAGGTCATGTGTCGTTTCGTTTGGTATGCAACCATTATAGGCATAGGGGGCAGCGGATCGGGTGCTATAGTGGACACTGCCCCGATTGTCACACTAGGACTGGGTTGTGTAGTCTATCTCTACAGACACTAAACATGCATCATCGTATGCCATGTCATCATCGGTTTGCTCTTGCATCTCTTGGTACATTTCCTCGATAGTCATGCTAACCCCAATGAAAGTGTTACTACTAATTATACGATGAAGAGGTCATTTTGTAAACCTTTTTTAACATAATCCAACAAAACCATGGGAGCAAATGATCATTGCAATGAGTTGGAATTGTCTTCATTAAGTATAAGAAATGGTCGGCCGCGATTCTCAATTAGAAAGTCTATTGAGAATGGGGGAATTGATCCCCCTATTGTATACTCAGGACAGCAGCAAGGAGTAAGGCAGATCACCAAGTTTCATACCATTACGAAACTCAGTCACAAAGAATTCAGTGCCATTGTAGAGACGAATGAACCACTGATAGTTCTTTTGAAAGACACCTTCACCCGAAATGCCATGCTCACCGAGAATAGCATTGAT